AGCGCTCCTCCAAAGCCGGTTCTATAAAGTTCATTGTTTTTTCTATACTTTGTAAAAAGCTCGTTGGAAGCCTCTTGTATATTTATAATTTCTTTAAAATCACTTTCGAGTTGATCTCCAAGGTATGTGACTAAAGGTATTGAAGCAACAGTACCACGTCTTTGTATCTCATCCATGCGGTCTGCTAATTTTCCAACCTGATCAATTTGTTCTTTAGAAATTACGTCAATTGGACCCATCTCTTTTATCTTAGCCATAGCACCGGCTGCCTTGAAGGCTTTNTCNCCTAGGATGGCTATCATGGCAGCCTGAGTCTGTGCGCTGCTGCCTGCATCCTTGTGGGCCTGACCCATTCTCGAGATCAGGTCGATGTTCGAGATGCTCGCATCGTTAAGTTCAGCGACTGAAAATCCTAGTGTCTTGAAGTATTCCCGGGCTTTGCCTCCCTCCTCAATAGCCTTGAGGCGCTCCTGGCCGACTGCTGTGATCGACTTGGCCATGGCCTCGAACGAGACACCCGTCTGGCCTGCCAGCACCTGGAGACGCTGCACGTCGTCGGTGCTGATGTTGAGTTGCTCGGACAGGTCGCCGATGGCGTCGACGGTGTCGATTACTTTTTTAAGAAAGCCGCCGATGGCAGCAACAGATAGCGCGGCACCTAACTGGGATCCAACGGTTGACCGGAACTTGTCGGTCACGCTCGAGGCTCGTTTAAGGCCGCTTTCGTAGGCCGAACCGTCGAGGCCGAGCTTTGCGATGAGTGAGAAAATGGCCATTTGTTAGTTCCTTACTGTCTCCCGTTCTTGACCCAGGCGCCAGAGGGCATCGTTCTTATCGTTCCACAGCTCGACCTGACCATGCAGCTCGGCGTTGGTCAGGAAGAATCTTTCGGCATCGGTCACCGGCATATTTAGAACCGTCTCCTCGGTGAATCCAATGTCGACCAGGCCAACCAGCAGCCTTTCGGGCCAGGGCATAGCCGCCTCCCTGGATCCTGCACCCGGCTGCCTCAGAACCTCTGGGCAGTCGGACTTGTCGCCGATCCACTCCTGGAGGGTGTGGCACTCCTTCACTATGTCGGACTTGCTAACCTTCTGGCGCATCAGCCGGAGCGGCACCCACCGGAACAACGAGGCCATGGTCTTGATCGACTCCTCGGCGGATTGGCTGCACACGACGACAGCCTCGACCAGGTCGTTAGCGGTGGCCCGGCCGCCGGTGACGAAGGGGGATCCCAGCCGATGCAGCAGGATGGCGTGGCCGACAGTAAAGGGCACCATGCGGAGCCCGATCACCATCGGACAGGGCTTGGCTGTTGCGCTTAGGATGGCGGCCAGGCTGCTCACACGTTCAGGGCGACAGCGGCAGCGGTGGTCAGGTTCTTAAATTTCTTCACAGTAATCGAGACCATAGCCTTGCCGCTCTGGGTCATTTTGACCGAGCCACCGCCGGCATAGATGAACCGGCCGGTGTTTAGGATGTCGGCTGTGCCCATCATCTTAATCGCTGGAGCGCCGCTAATTGCCACCGTTCCATTGACCGGGGCCAGTGAACAGAAGGCCAGGGCGGCGGCTGCATTGGCTCCAGATGGGATCAGATTGAGGTTAAGCGTCACCCGCTCGTTGTAGCCGATGTGTCCGACCGTCTCGCCGGCGCTGTTGCGAATCTCCTCAGTGTCGGCTTCGTGAGTCAGGTCGTAACTCTCAATCGACGCCAGGGCGGTGAAAACTGCGGTTGCGTTGTCTGTGTCGAACATCGTCACCGAAGCCGGTGAACCGAACTGGTATGCAAGTCCTTGTGAATTAGCCATTCGTGTGGGTGGTTAGATGGTTGCCGAACAAAAGAGGGTGAACGTCCTGGTGAACGTCCTGGACCGATTAGAGATTGAGGATGCACCAAAGTCCAGAGGGGCGGCGAATTGCGCAGTAAACGGGCCACTGGCGTCGTTTGCTGCGGCATCGAGGGCAGAGGCCCCGGTGTCGTCGAAGAGCGGCAGGATCAGGTTGTCGAGCACCTGGACGGTGGTCAGCACAGCAGCCTCGTCGGTGTCGTCGGCCGAGAGTTGAAGCTCGACAGCGATCTCGACTTCGCAGGTGAGGTCGGTGCGCTGCATTGGCCTGGCCGAGTTGGTCGAGACTACAAGGCGCGGGAAGTTGGGCATGACGTCCTGGTCGTCTGGGTCGTCGTAGAGGCCGCGGCTGTAGGACGTCAGGCAGGTGGGTGTGCCGGCGCCGGAGGCCGACCAGTTGGCTGCTGCCAGATAGTCAGCGACTGCAAGCTCTGCTCTTAGGGCGACGGCGTTCATTTGATTGAGATTCCGTTGTCTTCAAGAACCTTGCCGTTGGCCAGGAGGGCCTCGGTCATGTGGTTGATCATCTCCGTCGTCTCGTCGTCCATGGCCTTCTGCATGGCCGTGTTGTAAATTTCAGATACCCGGTTGTATTGATTATCTGCAACACCTGTACGCATCGAAACGAAAGCGGTGGGATTGAATCCAGGAACTGCCTGGAATCCATGTGCAACGGTTCCTTTGTGAATGGCCACGTTTTCCTCCTGTAAACCGTACTGGTTGGCCATGGCCACAAGAGCGGCGTTTGGTTTCTTTTTGGCCCTGTATCCNGGAGGTTTTACCAACGGCACCCACTTGGGGGCAGANTATTGGCTNAATCCGCGGTTGTAGATGCGGATTGATTTGACCACNGCACTGCGAAGATATCCGACCGATCCAATGGCTTTCCGCATNAACGATGACGCCGCTTTCTTCATCGTNTTTCCGTATAATCCTCCAGAAAAATTCTTGGTTGGATCCTTGGCTGCCCTTGCTTGGACAATCAAATGAAGCCTTTTCAGGATTCTTGAGGTTCCAACACGTTTGCCGGTCTTCTTGCTCTTTCGATTGATGTCACCAACTGGCGTCCCTAGGTAGTCGGAGATCCTTCGGCGCTCCTGGCCTGGGCTCTTGGGCGGCACCAGGACGAACAGCCGGACCATCAGGTAGAAGAACCGGCTGTTGATGGCCTTGTGCAAATCGCGCGATGTCGTCAGCAGATACTGCTTCATGGCAAGGTCGAACTTGCCGCTGTCGACCGTCATGTTGACTCCGAATTTCACTTGGTCTTCGCTCCCAATTCGAGGTTGTAGTAGGCACCTGAGGCATCCACACGGCAGGACAGGATGCGGAGGGTGCGTCCCTGGTAGACCAGCGTCCTACCGACCACCGGCCTCGGCTTGCAGAAGGTTAGGGCGATGCGGTCGCTGTTCTCTTGGAGGATGAACAGGCCGTCTTCCTTGAGCAGCCTGGAGAATGTGGTCCCCTGGTCGAGCGTGTAGAGTGTCGAGTCCATTGAGACCAGGGTGCTGTCGCAGGTCTTCCAGTCGCTGAACATGACCAGGATCCTCGATGTCACGTTGTCCTGGAACCCACCGGAGATGGGCACGTTGGCATCGTTGACGGCAGCCGGGATGCACCGGATCGATGTCCCCTCCCAGATGAACATGGGCGCCCCCAGCATCTGCTGGAGTACCGCCATGCCCTGCTGGAGACTGGATCCGATGGTCGTCATCAGGTGGTGAAGTAGGTGCCGGAGACTATCAGGCGGCTGGTGGCTTGGAGATGGGCGGCCAGGCTAGTGGCGGTTCCTGTCTCGAAATGCGACAGCTCCAGATAACTGGTGCCGGCAATTATTCGGGCAATGATTGAGGTCTTAGCCTGGTTGGTGCCGTTGGTCAGCCATACCGCGGCGGCGGCCTCGTAGGTCACGGCGTCGGGCAGCGATAGCCGGAGGTTGCCCGTAGCGGATCCTGTCACCGAGTTGACGGTGATGTCCGCGGTGAAGGTGGTCACGAATCCGATGGACGTGTGACGGGCCGTGTTGGTGGTGATGGCGTAGGTGCGGCCACCGCCCGAGTCGATGAGGGTCGGCACCCAGGTCGTAGGTGTGACCAACGGCAGGGCGGCATACAGCTCGTCGAAGTTGTCGTTTATCTTCTCGCCGGCGCCGCGGAGGGTGTCCCCGGTGTTGTCGTTGGCGATGGTGCCGATGTTGATCGTTTGCTGGGCCATAGTTTTATTTCTTGGGTAGGACGTACCAGCCGGCCGGGAGCGTTACCCGGGATGGCCCGACCAGCTTCTTGTCGGCATCGAAAGCATAGACGCTGGCCTTTACCGGCTGCGCCAGCATCACCGGATCACCGCTTGGAACCAGGACCACCCGGGTCACCTGGCAGCCCAGGCAGGTCAACAATGCGGCCAGCCAGATCGCTCTTGAGGGCTTCGGGAGCTTTACCATGTTGCACATCGGTTGGTGGTGTTGCTCGTAGGAAGTCGAGGATTGCCCGAAGGATCTGGTAGATCCAATTCACGGCTTCGGCTCGGTAACTTCCTTGGCATCCTTGGCCCAGATCAGGCCGATACCAGCAGTGACCGCGGCGATAGTGGTAGTCAGGTCGAGGTTGGTTGTCGGGTCACCGTCGAACAGGGCCTTGAGAGCCCCACCAACAGCGACCAGAATGGCACCTACACCAGCGAGAGTTGTTTTCGTGTTTTTCATTTAGAGCGGAATAATCGAAACGCTGCGTAACAGGCGCAAAGTAAGCCGATCACTGCCGTGATAAGCCTTACCCAGTCAGTGAGGGCTGGAATAAACGAAACAGCGGTGGCACCTGCCGCTGCTGCTAGGCTTAGTCCAGGGCTGGTGCTGCTGTTCGTTGGTTCCATTACTCGGATTTAGGCTGTGCGGCTGCGACTATGAGGTCAACAAGCGGAAGGGCTGCACGGGCGTTAGCAACGCCACCAGCCTTAACCGCAATGTCGATGAGTTGGAGGAGGCTGTTGGCCTGCTCCTGGGTGAGTTCGATCTTGATCATGCGGCGGCAGTATCGGCAACCACCACAGGCTCGGCAACCTTAACCGGAGGCGGCACCGGCACCCACGGCAACGGCAGCGTCACCACGGGCGGGTCGATCTGATTCTGAATCTGCAATGTCACATTCGCCTCGATAGCCGCTTGATCGACTCCATTGGCGTAGCACCAGTCTAGGACTTGCTGCTCGGTCAGTTGGTCGTAAGGCGTAAACTCACCAGACGGCGGTTGGAACGAGCAGGAGCCGTAGCAGGTGCCGCTGTATTGATCCTGAGTGCCGTTGCAACGCCAATCGGCGGTGATGACGACATCGGGATTGCTGCCTTCGGTCGGCTTAACGAGAAGGCGTTCGATGAGCCAGAGGATGGTCATAAATTAGCGGGCTTCGAGGGTTTGGACGCGAGCGGTTAGTTCCTGAATGGCTTTCAGCAGCATCGGAATCAGGACGCTAGTCTTGATCGACTTGTTGTCGTCGGTGTCTGTGGTAATCAAAGAAGGAAACACCTGTTCGACCTCCTG